GTCAAAAGGGCTCAATATTTCACATACACAGTCCGGCGTTAAAAACGCTAGGTTTTATGGGGGGTTTGGGGGCGAGATGCAAGATGCCTATCCGCGACACGCGAATGATTCAACGAGCATTTGAGCAGCGTTGGAAAATGGACCCTGGCCAACGTGCGGCAGTCGTAGCCCGGTTGCTCGGTGTCATTGCCAATCGCAACAGCTCTCCGCGTGAAGTTACGGCTGCTGCCAAGGCGTTATTGGCAGCAGAGGCGCAGAACCAAGCAGACGAGCATAAGGCAATAGATGTACGTATTTCAACCAGACACGATAGACTGGATGCAATCGCTGCCGACCTCGGAATTGAGATCGGTCTTATTGAAGCTGCCACAAGAGAAGCAGATAGCAGCGTTGGCGGCGATGCGATCAATACCGAACGAACGCGATAAAGATGCAATTCGCAAACGTGACGATAGGCGAGAATCGGCAAGGATATTCATTCCCGATTGCGTTAATCCTCAACGTCGTGAACGCTGTCTGGAAGACCCAGAGCTATTGTTGAAAACGTATTTTGCAAAAGATTACACAAGGCCATTTGGAAAGCTTCATCACAAATTGATAGACGCTATTTGGCAGACGGCAACATACGGCGGCAAGCAAGCTGTTGCTGCTCCTCGGGGACGCGGTAAGACTCAGATTGTGAAAGGCGCATTATGCGCAGTGGTGCTTAAGGGGCTAGTTAGGTTTCCTATTCCAATTGGTCCGACAACAGATCATGCGATGGAGCTGTATTCGGATTTTCGACGAAAGATAATGTTTAGCGATTTGCTTTATGAAGATTTTCCTGAAGTGTGTCATCCTGTGCGGTGCCTAGAGGGAGCGCCGCAGAGGGCAAGTCGGCAGCATATTGACGGCATCTACACTCGTATTCAATGGACAGCTGACGGTTTGCGTTTGGCCGGCGTTCCAGCTCAATATCGTGGTCCGATTGATTATGGCGGAGTACGCATGGAGTACAGGGGCCTCGATGCTGCGATCCGTGGAATCAACCGCGATGGTGATAGGCCGGACTTTGTTCCAATTGACGAGCCTGAGACTAGGGAATCGGCAAAGAGCGATTCGCAAATAGCCGACCGTGAAAACGCAATTGAAAAGGATATTGCTGGCCTGTCTGGCGAAGATAAAGAACTGGCCCAGGTAATGATCACTACCGTCCAGAATCGCAAGTGTATATCTTTCCGCTATACCGATCCAGAGACCAAACCAAGCTGGATGGGCAAGAGGTACGGCTGGGTAGAGAAGTGGCCAGACGAATGGACAAACGACGAGGGCAAGTGGCACACGTACATAGCCTTGCGGGCACAAGATCAACGCAGTGGCGATCGCTATGGACGGACGGCTACCGAATATTATCTTGAGAATCGCGAATCAATGGAAATAGGCGGCGAACTGCTGGCGGACAATTACAAGGCCATTATTTTGAAGGACGGATGGCAGACGGTTCACTCGGCTTGGCAGGTTGTTTTCAATGCAATTGCCGACACAAACTTCGATGCGTTCCGGACTGAATATCAAAACGATCCGCCAGAAGTTGAGGAGATTCAGACGCTTGGACTAACATATGCTCATGTTGCCAATAATCAGGACGGCGAACGTGGCGTTAAGCCAGCATGGGCGAGCGTGGTCGTGCGCGGTATCGACATGGGCAAGATCAATTGCTGGTGGGTCGATCTAGCATTCGCCATGGACGGGACTGGCAGCGTAATTGACTACGGGAAATTTAATACGTTCGGGCTGTCAACAGAGTCATCGCATGAGGCAATTGAGCGAGCGATGATGACGGCACTAACTAATTTTGCAGCGGAAGATTGTACGTATACGATCGACTATGCACTGGTCGATTCAGGGTATAAGTCAGATGCGGTTTACGAAGGATGCCGACTTACGGGTAAGGATTATTTCGCAAGCAAAGGACCTGACTCAAGCTATCGGCAACCAAAGGACTCCGATTCTGTCAAACTATTTTACGAGTGCCACGCAACGCAGATTCAAGATCAATATCAACGACCGATTTGGTTATTCCATCCTAACACCGAATTCTGGAAAAACTGGTTGCAAGAGCGATGGCAAGTCGATGCGTATACGGGCGATACACGGACGCCTGGGTCAATGACACTCTTCTGCGTCAACGATATTCGGATGCATACACTCTTTGCAAAAAGTATGGTTTCCGAGCGGCTAGAGCATGTGCCTTTGCCGGGGAAAGGGTATAAAAAGGTTTGGAGCGTACTCGATAGGTCGAATAATCACTGGTTTGATGCAGCTGGTTATGCTTGTGCGGCCGCATCGTGTTTGGGGGTACGGTTGATCGCGGAGCCTGTAGTGGTGAAGCCAGAGCGACCGAAGCCTAAGCCTTTTCTCGATCCGTGGGGGCGTCCGTTTGTGGCTAAATACAGGAGCGTTTGATGTTGAAAAAATTAAGCAATGATCAATCTAAATCGATTCGAGCTTCTGATAATCGAGAGCCGACAACGGCAAAGCTAACGATTCCGATCTTCGCTTGGGATGAAGGCTACGCACGTCGATGCGTCGATGTGCGTTTGAGTGGTTCGCAGGCGGCAACGCTCAAGGCGATTCAGCTTGGGCTAGAGAATCGCGGGGCACAGCTTGAGAATGGCAAGTATGTAGCAAATGCTGTCGATGCCATTCGGTGGATGCTTGAGAATATCAATACTGAAGAAGGTAATTCAGAATTACCGAGACGTAATTGATATTGTGCGTTGTGTGTTATCTTTAATGCATGACATACGATGAAGCCGTTGACAACTATCTTAACAACGCTGACTTTGAGGAGTCTGCATCTGTCGCCAAAGCTAAGGCTTTTGTTACTGCATGCGTTCAATTAGCTGTACTGTTACCATCAAGTGCATCAGATCAAGGATCAAGCCAAGCTTTCGACATTGCGGATATTCGCGCAAACAAGGAGCGAGCCCAAGCCTTTGTTGCGGCTAATTCTTCAAGGGCAAGCGTAAAGTTTCTTAGTGTAAACACTGGAGATTTTCGCTAATGGCTAAAAAGAAAACAATTCAATCGCAATTTGCCGAAGTCAAAGCTGACTACGAAATGAATCGAGTCAGTCGGCTAGTGCGTCGGCGGACTGGCGTAGCTCCTCGCGGTTCGTCGGCTGATTATCACTTTCGCACTGAAACAAAATACTACGAAGCACTCGAGCAAGCCCGCGACATGGATCGTAACGATGCGGTAATCGGTATCCTCGCCGATCGTCGTGTTGACAATATCGTCCAGGGCGGCTTCAAACTTGATCCAAAGACAGGCGACAAAAAACTTGACCTAGATTTGTGGGAACGATTTACCGAATGGTCAACGAATCATGATCAGTGTGATATCACTGGCGAGATGACATTCCAGGAGCAGGAGCGATTCGTTTGCCGGGCTGAGTGCATCGATGGCGATATCGTTGCGTTTGGTAGTGAGGATGGGCAACTGCAACTTATTGAAGCTCACTTGATTCAAACGCGATCGCGTGTTGAGAATACATTTCTCGGCGTGACGACCGATCGATATGGCAAGCGGCTGGCGTATCATGTAATCGAAGAACGCGACGCCTTTGGTACGCTTGGCGATAGCGAGCCACGAGCCGTCAGGAATGCGGAAGGTCGTCGCCAAATTTTCCACGTTTACAATCCAAAGCGTGTGTTGCAAACTCGAGGCGTAACCGCACTGGCTCCAGTGATGAGCTATGCGGCGATGCTTGAGGATATTAACTTTGCAAAGTTAGTTCAGCAGCAAGCGGTTTCGTGCTTTGCAATTTTGCATGAGTATTCTGGCAAATCGGCATCGGTTCCACGAAGCATAGGTTATGGTGCGACGGCAACCACAACTACGAGCACAGGACAATCGCGAACGGAAGAGGGCATCGGCCCTGGCATGGAGTATTTTGGGTCAGAAGGGGAAACTCTCAAAGGATTCTCGCCAAACATTCCAAACAATGAATATTTTCAGCAAGTGCGTTTAGTACTTCAAATCCTTGGCGTCAACTTTGGCTTGCCTCTCTGTCTTGTGCTCATGGATGGCAGCGAAACTAATTTCAGCGGGTGGCGTGGCGCGGTCGATGAAGCTCGCAAAGGTTTCGTAGCGGATCAGTTGAATTTGGTTCGCCGATTCCATAAGCCTGTTTATGAATGGTGGCTGTCGCGAGAGATAGAAGCCGACGCCGGGCTAGCGATGATGGCAGAGAAGCTCAATATTTATTCCCATAATTGGAATCTTCCAACGTGGTCCTACATCGAACCAGTGGCTGACGCAGAAGGCGATGCGACACAGCTTCGCAATGCATTGACTAGTCCACGTCGATTGCATGCGGCACGCGGCAATGATTGGGAGGATTTGTCTGAAGAAATCATTGACGACAACATCTACGCCATTGAGCGTGCTGCGAAGAAAGCAGCCGACTTCAACGCAGCGAATCCTACCAGCCGGCCATTGACGTGGCGTGACCTAATTGCCTTGCCAATGCCAGAGGGGCAAACGTTAGCATTGCAAGACCCATCTGTGGTTGCCAAGCAGCAAGATGCGAATCAAGCAGCTGGAGCAGAGATGGTTGGCGTCAATCGTTCGGCCTGGAAAAATAGCCGCAAAGCAGTCAACGATATTTTGAAAGAGCTGGCCGCTAAAACGATTAGCGAGCAGCGGGCACGTTTGGAGCTTGACGCTATCGGCGTTCCGCCTGCCAAGATTGATGCTTATCTACTCGATGCAGCGGATGGAGCAATTGATCAGCCCATGACTGAGGAGGAAACAAGTGCCTAACGAAATTCGACTTTATGGCGTGATCGGTGAAGATGTCAAAGCGATCGACGTAAAGTCAGCTCTTGATGCGATGGATCAAACGCAACCGCTTGTCGTTCGCATCCATTCCGAAGGCGGAGCGGTAGCTGACGGACTGGCTATCTACGACGCATTCAAAGCTTACACGGGACCGAAAAAAGCGATCATCGAGTCAGCGGCGTTTTCAATTGCGTCACATATCGCGATGGCATTTGAAAATGTTGAGATTACCGAAAACGGTTATCTCATGATTCATAATCCACACATGGATGCGGGCGGTGATGATGCGGCACATTATCAAGCGGCTGAAATCTTGTCCAAGCTCAAAGCCAGCATGGTAACTGCCTACTCGCAAAAGACAGGTAAGACTGCCGACGAAATTTTAGCAGTGATGGCGAAAGATACTTGGATTAATGCGAATGATGCACTGGCGGCTGGTTACGTCAATCGCATTATCGGCGCCAAACAAGTACGAGCTGTTGCTAAGACGATGCAAATTCCTCAAAGCGTGATTACGTCGCTATGCGGTGACGATGTTTCAAAACCTGTTAAGGAGAGAAAGAAGATGACTACTGAAGCGCCAGTTGCCGCAACGCTGGCTGAAATCAAAGCGGTTTACCCAAAGGCAAGTGCTGAGTTTCTCGTCAAGTGTATTGAAAAGCAATTGCCAGTCGCATCGGTACTCAGTGAAGCACTCGCAGCGATGGACGAAGAGCTAACCAAGTGCAAAGCTCAAATCGCAGCGATGGAAGCTGAGGCAATGGAAATTTCCGTTGAGCCTACTGAAGAGGAAACGCCAGCGGAAGCAAAAGCCAAGGCAAGAACAGGCGTGAAGCCTGTTGCTAAAGCTACTGGCGGGTCGGTTGGAAAACCATCGGCATCGGTACAGTGGCAAGCGGCTATTGATGCCGCAATGCCCAAGGCAAAGAGCAAAGCTCAAGCAGTCTCGATGGCAAACCGCAATCATCCTGGACTGCGCGAACAGTACTTGGCCGAAGTAAACGGCTAATTTGAATCACACTTTTTTGAAGGATAAATAACAATGAGTCAACACGTTGACGCTCACACAAAAATGTTTCCCGCATCGGCGGCCATTAGTCAGTATGCACTCGTACAGATTGCAAGTACGGGGAAGGTCGCTGCTAATGTTTTGACAACGCGTCCTATCGGCGTCGCCATGAAAGCTGCATTTGCGGACGGCGATTTGATTCCGGTTAAGTTGCTTCCAGGCTTTGGTACATTTCGCGGTATCGCGAAGGAAGCCTTGGCGGTTGCTGCGGTTCTTTATACAGAAGCCGGTGGCAAACTTCAGGACACAGCGGAAGCAACTTCACTTCCGATTGGTATCGCGCTGGAAGCTGCGACTGCTGAAAACGACATCATCGAATGGATGCCGTTGACCTATGGTGGAGTTGCTGCGGTTTAATTGAGCCATCAAGCGCTAACTGGGTGAGGTGGCCACCAATCCCAGTTGGTTTTTTAAAATTTCAGTCAAAGTTGCTTGATGGGAAAGTGACAATGACACATGCCTTCTTCAGCTTCGAGCCTGGCAACACTTCGCCCAGACCTCGCATCGTTTTTGGAATTTGATCTCGAATCGGAACGCAATGGATACGTTGCCACTCAGGTAATGCCTGTTGTCAACGTTGCCAAAGCGTCAGGCAACTACGGCAAGATTCCAATCGAATCTTTGCTGCAAGCTCGCGAAACAAAGCGTACTGGTGGTGCGGGATACAACCGCAGCCAATGGACGTTCGATGATGCGACCTACGCGACTGTGGAGCATGGAGCAGAAGAAGTCGTTGACGACAACGAAGCCGCCATGTACTCCGACTATTTCGATGCTGAGCAAGTTTCGACATCGAGAGCTTTCTCAGCCGTTTTGCGAAACGCTGAAAAACGTGTAGCAGATGCGGTATTCAATACCACAACGTGGACGGGTGCTTCGCTCACAACCGACGTTTCAGGAACGCCATGGGCGACTGTTGCGAGTGCGGTGCCTCTGACCAATGTTGAAGCTGCTGTCCAGAAGATTTATGACAACTCTGGACTGTGGGCGAATGCGTTGATTATTAACCGCAAGGTATTCCGCAACCTTCGCAACACGGCAAACGTGATCGACCGAATCGCTTCAAGCGGTGCGGGCAATCGCAATTTGGCTGGTGATGTCACGGTTCAGATGCTTTCGGAGGCGTTTGACTTGCCTTACATCATTGTTGCAGGCACGAGCTACAACAGTGCGAAGGAAGGGCAAGCGGCGACACCAGCTCAAACGTGGTCATCGACCTACGCGATGGTGTGCAAGATCGCGACTGGATCAGACATGCGAGAACCTTGCATCGGCCGAACTTTTCACTGGTCGCAAGATGGATCGTCGATCGGTGGTACGGTCGAAAGCTACCGAGATGAAACGGTTCGCGGTCAAGTGATTCGGGTTCGCCATCAGGTTGGTGAAATTGTTTTGTATCCAGAGGCCGGGCATTTGTTGAAGATTGCCTAATGAGTCGCTTTCGCTCTCAATTCAAACGTGGCGGTGCCATATCGCTGGTCCGCCAATTTGGTGAGGATATCACATATTTTCCAGGCGGTTATGCACCTGGACGTGATATTCAAGCAATCATTGAACGCAATATTGAGGTTCCGAATGAACTCGGCTCGCAGACAGCTCAAGCGATTGTGTGTCGTGTGCTTGATAGCAATACGCTCGGCATATCGTCGGACGAAATTGACGATGCTCGCGATTCAGTGTCGCTTCAGTTGTTCATTGGCGGTGAATACGAGACGCGAGAAATTACGTTGATGAGTGACGATTCAAACGGCATGGTACGGTTTATGGTTCGCTAATGCCAAACACTACGCCTATCCCAGAACTGATTGCACTGAAGCTTGTAGAAAGGCTCGAGGCAATAACTGTTTTCAATGGTTATGCGTTTGACGTTTCGGAAGTATCGCGGCCTAATCGTTTTGGGACGAATACAAACTATCGGCATCTCGGTATTATTGTTGAGCAGCTTCCTGCGATTCGCAACACGCTTATCGATATCCCTGGGAATCCGCCTGCGATTGGCTGGAATCAAGAGTTTGCAATTCGTTGTTTGACTCGCGACCGGCAAGAGGAAGAAGGGCATGCTATCAATGAAAACGAGATGGCAGCTAATACACTGAAAGCCATAACGTCAGTTGACAATTGGTGGACAATGAATGGTAACGCTATTGATATGCAGTTCGGCAATTTACAGCCGTTCGAATCGCCAATTGGTGAATTGAATGGTCTGACTATCCCCATTGTTGTATCGTATCGAGTCAATGAAAACGATCCGTTTACGGTGCGATGATGATTACCATTTCCATCGATCAAACACAAATTGAACGACTGAAAAAGTCCCTCGGTGACAAGGCAAAACGCATTCAACAGGAAGTTGCCGTAGCAATAAATGCGACCGCGAAAAAGGTTGCACGCGAGATTGCAAAAGAAATAAAAACGGAGCTGGCTACATCGGTGAAGGTCATAGCCGCAGCAATTAGTCAGACTCGCAAAGCCAGTAAAGCTCAGCTCGGTGCGACGGTTACACTTGCGAAAACTAAACGCATTTCACTCAAGGAATTTGGCGCAAGACAAACAAAAAAAGGCGTTAGCTATCGAGTAAGCAAGACGGCTGGACGCAAGACAATACGCAGCGCATTTGTAGTCGACAAGATTGGCGGCCACGTCTTCGCTCGTGTTGGCAAGTCACGATTGCCGATCAACAAAAAGCATGGTCCAAGTCCGTGGGGTGTCTTTGTCGGCATGAAATTGACGCCAAAAATAATTGCCATGGCGGAAGTTGAATTGAAAAAACAGATTGAGCGGCGAATCCGCTTTCAAACTCTCAAGCAAACTGGAGCAATATAATGCCGCTACTAGACCGAGTGAGCGTACTAGCCGCCAAGATTGAAACTACTATTGGTACAGCTATTTCGTTGGCTGGTGCTGATGCAACATTCAACGTCTATGGTGCAAAGATCGTCGCGGACATCGAAGCTGAAGAACGCGAGGGGCAAGGCGGTTTTGATTATCTCTCGAGTGTCGCGGCTGGACGCAAAGGCCGGATCACATTTCGAACGAATCTCCAGTGGGATGGGACGGCAACAGAGCCTTCGTGGGCTGAAACGTTCTTACCGGCTTGCGGATGGGTGAAGTCGGCACAGGTTTACACGCCACGAAGCGAAGCCCCTGGTAGCAACGTCAAAACGCTTACGATTGGAAAGTATGTAAACGGTACTCTGTTCCAACTTGTTGGATGCATGGGCACAGGCAAGGTTACATTGCCTGCTGGCAAGACTGGCTATATTGACTGGGAATTCTTTGGTGTTTGGGCAGGGCGCACAGATGCAACGATACTTGCTCCGACCTATCCAACGGATTTGAATTTGCGATGGTCAGGCGGGGTAAGTCAGTGGAATGACGTTGACATGTATGCGTCAACGGCAACGATATACCTCGGCAATACGGTGTACGTGCGTGAATTCGCGGGAACGTCGAGTGGCTATCACTCTGCTATTGTGACTACGCGTAAGCCGATGGTGACGATCGATCCAGAAGCAGTGACCGTTGCGGCTCAAGATCGATGGGGAAAGTGGCTCGATTATTCGGAGCATGCCTTAGAGTTGCATTGCAACGGGCCAACAAATTCAATGTTGCAATTTGATGCTCCCAAGGCACAGATAGTTGGATTATCTGAAGGAGTACGCGAGCGATTGGTCACAGACGATATTGAGTTTCAGTGCAACAAAAACGGGGCGACGCATGACGAGAGCCTCAAGATAACATTTACAGCGGCGGCGTAATGAGCAAGCTAAGATCAGGTCGAACATTTGAATACAAATTGGAATCGGAACGCGAAGACTCTGAAGCTGATGTATTTTCAATTCGCGTACTGAGCGGCGAGCAAGACGACACGGTATCAGAACTGGCCAAGCAGTACGTTTCCACGCCGGACAAAGCAGCGAAGCAAAACATTTTTGAACAGCTATTGACTGCTACGGTGGCATCGTGTCCATGGGCTGGTACGCTGCGTTCTGTGCTGACGGATCGCGAATGCTGGGAGTTGATTGGTGCGGCGCGAGAGGGGGCGGCGTTAACTGTTGATGAGCGAAAAAAATTCGTGTTGCCATCCAAGTCCGAAACGGATTAGTGTGCGAGCGATGCAGAGGCGAATGCCTTAGTGAATTGAGTGCTGAGTCGTGGGCAGAAGTTGAATGTCCAATTTGTGACGGATACGGAAAGTGCAGTGCGTGCGACGGTGGAACGTTCAAGTTAACTCAATGTGCGCGGGTATACACTCGAGAACTTGTGAAGGCAATCAACATGGTATCCATGGTTGACAAAGGGTTTTTGCCATCGGCTGGCGGTCTGCTTGACCAGTCGGCTTGGTTTTTAGATTTGATGTCAGCGGTGAACAATGAGCAAAACAAAATCGATTCGGAACGACTAAAGGGTATTTGATGTCCGACGATGTAAGTATAGCTATCGGTGCGAAGGACACTGCGTCAGCGGCTATTGATCGCGTTGCGTCGAAAGTCGGTAGCCTGTCATCGGTCGCAGCAGCCGGCGGGCCAGGCTTCATTGCGATTGCTTCAGCAGTAGCGGCAGCGGCAGCTAGCTACGTTGCCGTCGGTTCAGCGATCAATGCACTCTCTAAATCGTCTAACGAAATTGACGCTCTCTATGACAAAGCTAGAGCACTCGGCGAAACTGTCGGAGATATCCAGGCGTTTCAATTCGCCATGCAGGAGGCTGGCAATCTTGATGCTTCAACATCACTTGCAGCATTGACGAAGATTCAACGTATCGTCGGAGACATTGCAGGCGGAGGCGATGATACCGTTTTGAAAAAGCTAAACCTCGATGCTAAGACGTTATCGCTCAAGGGTCCAGTCGATCAGTTCAACGCGATCCGAGATGCATTGGCCAAGATCGAAAACAATTCTGAAAGAGCTTCACTTGCGCAAAAGTTGCTTGGGAGAGGTGCGTTAGAATTACTTCCGGCGATTACGGCATCAAGTGAAGAGTTCCGCAAGTCGGCACTGTATGCAAAAGAAGTAGGGGCGGTCACCAGCAACGAGGGAGCCCAGGGAATCGCGAAGATGAACGACGCTATTGGTAGAGTGTCGCTTGCGATGAAAGGCTTGGCGAATACTACGCTTGAGCAATTGGCGCCGGCCATTGAGATCGTAGCTGTGTCTATCGCGAAGTGGGGACCGACTGTCGTTGAGTTTTCACAGGTATACGTACGCGCAGCCATTGATCACGTAGCGTGGCTTGCCGACGGCGTTGTTGATGTTGGTAAGGCAGTAGGCTTTCTTGATGCTGATACCAAGACGTTTGCACAATCAATTTCCGAAGCACGATTGGAAACAACGAAGCTTGCCGAAGAGATGGAAGCGGCACGGCGTAAGGCGAACGCATTAAGCCTTGTTCCGAAAGCTACGGAGCCCGATAAGATCGGCGACAAAGCGGTTGCCGATACAATTGCTCTACTAGAGCGGCAGTATGACGTTGCACAGCTCGGCGAAGATGCAGTCAAAGAGCAAGAGCAGCTGGCACTAGCCCGCAATGAAGCTGAGCGTGAACGTATTACGTTGCTTCAAGAGCAACTGTTCGCGCAAAAGCAACTCAATGAAGCTGCCGAAGAGAAGGGCAAAAAAGACGAAGAGCTAGCCAAGAAAAAAGAAGCTGAAGCAAGAAAGTCTGGGCCAGGAGCATTGCAGGCCATTGAAAGCCGATTCTTGACACGTGGCCCAGCGAATGACACTGCGAAGCAATTACTCGAAGAGGCCAAGGCACAAAAGGAATTGCAACGTCAAGCCAACATAAAGCTTGATAACATCTACGCAGAAGCGAAGCGTAAAGGCATGCGGCTGGAGGTTGTGCAATGACGGCAGGTCCAGCGCTGGAAATGTGGTCGAAGCAAACTGGCAGCGTAAATTCTCCCGATGGTCGCTCGTCAACACACACGTATGAGCGAGGTTACTCGATTACGATTGCGGCTTTGGATCAACTCGATGAATGTTATACCGCGTATGGTCTGCCGTTGATTGGTGACCTATACCCGCGATCCAATTTTATCTATGTCACTGGCCATCGTCCGCAGCGTGTATCGCCGGTTATGGCGATCATTGTCGTTGAGTATCGCGGCGAGATACCAGCTGGCAGCTACCCAACCACAGGCGGCGGCGGTCCAGAAGATATTGTTTCGCGAATAACATGGCGCAACGTATCGAGAGACGAGCCTCTCGACGAAGACTTCAGCGGTAAGGCAATCACAAACAAAAACGACGAGCCGATTGAAGGACTAACGGAAATCAAGTCGGATCAAATGGCAACGATTGAACGCAAGTTTTTAACGATTAATATGTATGCAATCCGTTTGTACTTTCGCGCCGTCAATAGCGATGAGTTTCTTGGCTGGCCGCCTGGTACGGCAAGGCTGATGGACTATCAGGCAACTGCAAATTTTGCCGGTGGGTTCGTTTCGTTTTGGGATATTTCTGCAAGTATCCTATTTCGAGAGAAAGGTAGAGCATCAACTGAAGCAAAGGCATGGCACAAACGCGTATTGCATCAAGGATTCAAGGAACGTATTGCCGCTGGTGATGATCCCGAGCCAGCAAGAAACGCCGTAACAAAAGAGCTTGAAACAAAGCCGGTGCTTTTGAAAGCCGATGGCACTCGCGAAACTGATCCGGAAAGCGCACATTGGCTTGAATTTCAAACGCTCGGAAGCCTACCATATTCATTATTAGGACTCGTGTAAGATGGCTGATATATCAATCACGGCAGCTAACGTAGCAATTGGCGCATCGACGGTTAGAACGCGACTGGTGCAAGTTGGAGAGGCGGTAACGCAAGGCCAGCCAGTGTACGAGAGCACGGATGCCAAGTGGTACAAAACCGATGCGGACGTGCTTGCTAGTGCAGTAGCAGCCGGCGTTGTTTTGACTCCAGCTTCGACCAATGGTTACGCTCTCATCGCATTGCCGGACACGACACCAGGGCGTGCACTGGTGAATCTCGGGGCAACGCTTGCGGTTGGCACTGTCTATGCAGTGTCAACCACGCCAGGTGGTATCGCTCCGATTGCTGATCTTGCGACAGGAGACTACATCACGACACTTGGGGTAGCGGTCACAGCCGCATTACTCGATTTTCAAATCGTGACAAGTAACACGGCGAAAGCATGACCGAGCCGCTTGGAATCTATTCAAAAAAGAATGCGGAACTTATTCTCGAAGTCGTGCGATACTTGCGCGACAACGGATTTGTTGTCGGCAAAGGTAATCCATCGTCAACTATTCAATTGGCTCCTGAGATTATCCCGGTTCGCAATGATTCGGGTGTAGCGATCCCCAAGTACGCATGCATGCAGGTTACTGGTACGGTTGAGCATGGCAATCAAAATTACATCAAGGTTGTAAAGCCTGTTGACATATCGGGTGAATCTGGCGGTTATCTTTTCAATGGCCATGCAGAAATTGAAATAGGCGGCTATGGCGTTGCACAAGATGGATTGGAAGTTCGCGCAATTACTGACGGGTCGTCTGTAGTGTGTGGCGATAAATGGCAACCAACTGTCGGTGATTGGACTATCGAGCCCGGTGGCGTTGCGTTCTCTGCGATCGGCGAAGACGACATCGCAACCGATTGTATGCGTATTTTTGTTTCGCAATTCTACAGCGATAGCACGCATGTTATTCACTTCAAAAGTAAGGTTGGCGGCATACCAGCGATCAGTGGATCCACGATGGGCTCAGCGACATGTGATCAGTACACATCGAGCGCGGGCGGGGTGCTGTCCGATAGTGGCGTCGATGTGACGATCTACAATACAGCGGCCGCTTTTGGCGCGACGAAGTTTGGAATTGCGGCGATGAATTCAGCTGGGCTATGGGTAGCTATCGTAGAGAATTGCTGATCCCATGACGATGAAAAAAAACAATCCGGGCTGTTGCACTTGTGGCGGAGGGCCAAGTTGTACCTGTGTAATTCGAACATGCTGGGCTCCGTACGTGGGCGATAGAGACTCTGATGTTCCGCATCCTCTACGTTGCAAGTGTTTGTTCCCAGACTTATGCCCAGATGACTTGCCAGACTTGACGATTGATATTGCAGGTAGTGGTACTCCGGCCAACGACGATATACCTTGCAGTACTGTTGCTTGTGACTGGGATGGTACGTTTGTAATCGCGTGCAATACGATCGAGGACCCTTGGCAAAGGTATACGTACATTTGCGACGGCATATATAGCGGTGCTGCCGTGAAGTTTTACTATCGGCATACTGCCACATTTTCGTATTCGGCCCAAGGTGTGTTTGTGAAAACCATTGGTAACCGCGCATCATTTGAGGTGCTTGTTGAATTACGCAGCAATGTTGTAGCGTTTCCGTTTGCAAGTCCGCCAACGGTTGATACTTGGTTAAACGCAGCAGCAAGCGGTACTGTAATAAGCACAAGCGCATTCGTTCGTCATCGATTCACTGCCAACAGCTTCCTGGAGTTTCAACGATCAGATATCGACGAAACCGACTGCCCTACCGATCCGTGCAATCCGTATGGCGAGCTAGTAGAATGCGGAACTCTCATGACGGGCACTGTCACTACTGACACGCCTGGCCAGGGCTGCTATCCTGATCCGGATGATGTTACTGTTACTCCGTCTTGGCCTTAATGGAGGACATGCTATGCCGGTTACACTGCAAGCGTTTTTATCCGAAGTAATTCGCGAGTACGGTTTCAATGGTCGCGTGACGCTTGCGATCCAAGCTGAGCGTAAGTCGACGTATGAAATTGAAATGACGATCGGCATCGAAGATGAATCACGTAAATTTATTGTTGATGGCGACATGGTTTTTGACGTGACGAAAGACAATGCAGGTAACCTGTAGCTGCGGAAAAATTTATAACATTGGCCAAGGCGTTGCGCAATTTCGGTGCGTCAAGTGCAATACGCTGCATCGTGTAGATGATACTCCGCGAGCGACACTTAGTCACAAGACTAACAATCAAACAGTTAGCTGCATTCCTAAGCGTTGGCCATTGTGGGCGTTGGCTCTCTGGTGCTTGCGGACGCGATCAGACAGGGGCGTAGGCGATACGATCGATAGATTGCTCGGGCCGTTCGGTCGTGGGTGGAAGCGGGCGAACCCTGGCTGCGGTGGTTGCGAGCGGCGTAGGCTCCGGTGGAATTTATGCTACAGCTATTTGCAGCGCTGATCGATATCGAGTACCATTGCGGCATGAGCAAAAAAGCAACAAAACAAAGGGCAATCAAGGGCTATACCACTGCCCAGGCAGCGGAATTACTCGAGCTATCTACTCTGTCCGTGCAGCTCTATCTGCGAGCTGGCAAGCTTTTTGGTGAAAAATTTGGGAATACGTGGATAATTTCCAAGGCGGAAATAGTGCGTTTTTCCAAGAGAAATCGCATTCCTGGGCCGGTTCCGAAAAAAACTTGCGAAAAATAGTCGATTCACTATTGCAATCGATATCGGTATCCGATAGTATTAGGGCATGGTGATTTGCTGGATGGGACGCGGGAAACGAATGAAACGGTGAAAACGGGAGTAAATGAAAATGCAAGTCAAACAATTTGAAATCGTACCGTCACCCACGAGAGCGGAGGGAATTCAAATAGCGATCCTATTCGCTGGAGAAAATTCGGGGCAACGGTTTTCTTTTTCCGATTTTCGCAAGCGCGCCGCGCCCGAATTGCGGGCCGCGGTGGCTGAAAAACTACGGAAAATGCCCCGCAAACTACAGGGACTCAAGGTCGTAGTAAGTAGTCGCACTGGCGGAGCGACATGGGTAGCAGAAGTCTACGATGCGCTCGGAGACTATCGACGTGACTGTATGCGTGCAGACGAAAGATTGGACGAACCGCACCAGTCTCTGGCCGTCGATAGCGCGAAGAAGATCGCACGTCGCCTCAGATGCCGCGTCGAAATCATGTCGGTGGAGAATGGCTACCGCAGGAAGAACTGAATAGAGATACTATGAATCACGACGCTGCCGGCCGCGCGTGAGTCTCACAGGCCGGCCTCTCTACTGCGTGACCGTCAGTAGGGAGTATCTGCGATAGGTGACTATCACAGCCTAAGCTAGCCCGGGCAAACGGAGCGGGTAACGGTCGGTTTTTTATTCAATAAATTCGAGTGAGACCGAATCATGCCAAATATTGAACTTGAAACTGAATGTCTTTCTTGCCATGCGAATTTAAACGGATGCAAGTCCGACGCT